CTTAGACTTCAGATAGTTGACTATCCACCAACTATCAATTCCCTGAGAATCTCGCATTCCACTCTTCGTGTAACCGAGGAAGTCCGGCATGAGTTCGGTAGCTTCATGGGCAATACTGGAGATGTTGTCCAAGAAACCTGGGATATCTAAACCCAGTCTGTATTTATCCCTTTCCATGCAAAAGTCAGCGAATTTGTCCTTCATAGGATGATACTTCACATTCTCAATGATAGACAACTGTCGCAAAGCAACCATCGTTGCTGACCATACATCCGGATCATAGTACCTTTCTTGCTCCATCAGCCTACCTAAAGCCCTGTAGGTTGAATAGACGCCTACACATACATTGTTCACACGATAATCTTTATGATGCCATCGTCTTAAGTATATGCAGTCCTGTTTACTCACATGCTGCTTGCTCTCATTCATTTCTTGACCATGAGCAGTATATGAACGTATTACATCCTCCACTTTTATGCCGGGATACGTGAGTACACCGTCGTCACCTAGGCATTGTGAATTCGGGTTTAATCTGGCAGATTGATTGAGCGCAGCCTCATATTGGAGAGCTCTGTGAACAAGGGTCTCGTCTGCGTTGGTTCCGCCACTACCACTTCCCATACCGTGTTTACCAAAACGGATTTTATCATAGTCGTACGCGAGAGGAATCTCGTACTTAATGGGGAATATATTTGTCAGCCATTCAATCCAATCGACGTCTTGTTTACTTTTGTGAAGTAAACCTTTCAGGATAGTATACGCCGCATTTTGCATGTCTGCATTAAAATGCTGATCAAACTTGGAGAAGTCTGTGCAAATAACATCGTCTTCAGGATCCTTTGTATCGAACATCTTAGTGATACGTTCATCTACCGATTCCATGCTAACCCATGCAGGAACCAGATTAAGGCTCTGACATGCCTCAATCAAAGGTTGGTAAACTTGAAGCTCATTAATATTAACAGCACATGGAAACATCCAAACCACTCGCTGTTTAACATCCTCTGGTTTAGGACCGCCTTCTTGGCCTCTCCAACCAAGCACTGCGCATGCCTTCCATAAGTCACCTTTACTTATCCAGTTATTTAACATATGGAGAGTAGAAACTTTGGGAAGATTCAGATTTTGCATGGAGGAATGCGAATCCTGATAACACATGCAGTAGAGTGTTTTGTCCAGTACACGCTTACGCTTAGTGAAGTATGGAGATCCTGAGTTAGTAGACTTCTTCATCATGTCAACGGTACGCTGTTGACTCCTAACTCGTAATCCTTTAGCTCCAGAGAATTCGGACAATACCGCCTTTATGGCGCTGTCAGATACGGGAACTGATTCCAAAGATATGTCATCATAGTAATGATCTATGTCACCAAGTCGCTTCTCCAGAGGGAGCATGATAGACATAGGTCCGACTTTTTCCCGCATGTCGTTTTCAAAGTCCACAAGAGTAGGCCATCTGTCAGATAGCTCACTAAGTGTTGGACTCCAATCAGCTAGAACTTCTTGAATTGAACTACCCCTAGCAAAAGTAGTTCTGTACTCATCAGGTTGTCCTTTTCTGACTATGTCAAAATAAGACCGTAAACCTGGGTTTGGCAGATTAAAATAATCTGCAAATTTAGTTTCATTATTTTTAGGCATAATGATAGCCTCCTTTCAAATAAATTTG